TTTATATCTTTACTATTTGAACTGGCCCAAGTACCACATACTCTACCATAAGCATTTCTTTTGTTTACATCAATAACTATTGGGTCTGGTTTAATGTAATTTTTAACAACAACTATATTTTGTTTAGGTGCTGGTGTAATAATTGGTAATGGGTTATATACAAATATTGTATCAGCTTTTTCATATACGTTGGTTACAACTTCAACTGTTGTGCTTGTATTATCTATTGCTTTTATTATGTTCTCAGCTTGATTGATTAATTGTCTTAAACTATATGCCGAATCTTGTTGCCAACTACCACCAATTGGATTGAAATCTTCCATTTTATTTTGTTTATTAATTTGTTATTAATAAAACATTTATATTCTATATCTTCTGTAAATCAAATAACCTCCTAAAGTTATCAAAATTAAAATCCACCACCACCAAGGTAACAATGTTTTTCTTTCAGTTTCTTTATCTTTGGTTTTAATATCTACTGATGTCTTATTTAAGGTCGTTTTTCTTTGATTTAAAGAACTATCTTCTTTTTTAAGTATTGATAGACCTTTTTTAGTTTTAGATGTTTTAAAACGTGTATTTTTAAATATACCATTCTTTCTATCTATCACCATTGGTTTAGCTGAATCGATTGGTTCAAATTCTTCTTCATAACAAAAAGATGTATCTATTAAACTTTCACTTTTTATTGAAACTTGTGAAAGTTGTTCATCGGCCTTGGTCACTTGTTCAACTTGAATGTCTTCTTTTTGAATTGCAACTTTACGACTTGAACAAGATATTGTTGCAATTGCTAATATTATGTAAAATAGCTTTCTCATTATTTGATAAAGATTAAATACTCTTCAAGTCTTCTTTTTTGAAGGCCTTTAAGAACGATACCACCACCAGTAATATATCTCTTAGTCCACCAATCCTTAACATCTTTACCTTCATTTACTAATTTGAATAATGTATCTGAGCCACCAGTATTATATGTATGGCTAACAAGCATATCATATTGATTTTGTGTTAACGTTGCTGTTACTTTTTTATTAACTATCTTTTCAAACTTTGATATGTCTTTAAGAAGCATTTTTTCAGCTTCTTCTTCTGTAAGTGTTTGACCCATTTTTATTGGTGTGCCATCAATGTTTTTTGTTGAACCCCACCCGATAGTGATAACACCAGCTGGACATACGTAAGCATTTGCTTTAAACCCCTCGTAACGTTTGATGAAATCAATTCCTTTTTTACTTATCTTCATTATTTAAAACTTTATTTATTGTTATTTTTTATCATCAATAACATCATTCAAATCTTTTTTGATATCTTTGCTTTTACTAATTAAATCTTTAAAATGAATCCATATACTTTTGTTTCCAAGTTTCATAGATGTTTCATCAATTGATTTCAATTCTATCCAACAAAACATAAGTGTTAAACCTTTTGTAATTAGTAATTTAATACCTAATAAGGTACCTTCAAATATAAATGTATCAACTAAAAAAGCTAATAATATAGCACCCATATAAAAGAATGTTTTAACAACTACATTAAATAATTTTGATGATTTGAATGAAGACATTCCATTTCTAGTTATCGTCCAATATATTGCTAATGCTGTATCGGATAATACAAATAATGATATTGTTATTATAAAAGCTTTTACAGGTGCTATTACTGTTAATGCACTAATTATTAATGCTAAAAGGTATTGTTTCATTTTTTTATCTGTTTTAATTATTTATTATCTACCTTGTCCAACATTAAGTTTCTTATAGTTCTTTGAACCTTTCAACTTTGATGATTTATTTTTACTGTGCACACCTTTTCTTTTTCTTTTTGGTTTAGGTGTAAAAGCTGATGCTGTTGTTGATTTTGGTTTTGCCATCGTATTATTTTTTACGTTTAATTATTTTTCTTAATTTACCAAAAAATGACATATCTATATTATCATATTCTTCAATTTTATTCTTTGACCATGTTAAGGCTTCTGGTCCACCCCATAATAAATAACTTATATAACCACAATCATTTTTATCAGCACCTTGATAATAAGTTTCAGCTCTACTTAAATAACTATACATTCTTCTAACAGTATCGATTGAAACATTTTCACCATTGGCCAATTGTTGTGCTCTTACTTTTCCAACTTGTGTTGCACATTTATTATTGTTTTCAGCATTCAATTCAATACCTCTTTTTGCATTTTCTTTTACACTTTCTGGATAGTCATTGAATGATTGTTCAGCAAACTCACCAATTGCAACAGCTTGTGCTAAAGCTTTCTTTTTGGCTTCCTCTTTTGAATTTTCATCATCACATTGATAGAAATATTCTTTTCCTTGGTCACCCCATCGTGCAAAACAAGTACCGTTTTTATTTATATATTGTAATGGCATTATTCTTCTATTATTTCTTCCTTAGTTTCAATTATTTCTTCTTCAACTACAATATAATTACCGTGTTGTTCTGCTTCTGCAAGGTCAAGAGTTTCAATGTACCCTTGACCTACTATCATTCTATATTTTGTAAGTGTCATAATATTTAATTTTTAATTTAAGGCTCCTCTATTTGATACTGGATAAGTTGTGCTAAAATAGTCATTGATAACCAAATCAATTGCACTTGCATTAGTACTTATTGCAATAATAAGTGGATTTAATGGATTAGTTGTTATATTTGTTGTTAATGTTGAGTTCCATAATAAAGTTCCATCCATACTATATAATGAGTATTCTACTAATGATGTTGATATATACTTAACTCTACCATGATACCAAGTATTTATTGCTGTTGTAAATGATGTTGGTGTTTGACTTCTTGTAGAACCATCTGCTGTTTTACCATATAAGGTGTTTTCAATCATTTCAATGTAATAACCATTGTCAAGGTCTGTTGTTGATGATGCAGATTGTCCTAAACCAAATCTCAAATTGATACCAGTTCCAACAATTGTTGCTGGGGTTCTAAAAATATAATCAACTTGTGTGTTTGGTGATATGTAATTTGTTCCTGTTAATAAAGCATTTCCTAATGGTAATAAATGTACTCCACTATTTGCAGATGCTGAACTTCTAAAACGTAAAATACCAGGGTTTATTCCATTTCTTAAAATACTTGAATTAGTTGTCCCACTATTGATAAGTGTGAAAACATATGGAAATTGAACTGCTGCTGATGTTGATGGAACCATAAAATCTGTTTCAACAACTCTTTGGGTTTGTCTTTTAATATATTCAGTGTCTTTATTTTCCCATACTTGACTTGTGCTATTATAAGTTAATACATCACCACTAGTTGCTGCTGAAATCTTAACGTTATGTAATTCATCTAATTCATATCCGTTTTGAACGTGTAATAATATATGACCATCAGCAATACCTTTTTTAGCAACATAACCAACGATTACCATATGTTGTGGAGCAACAGGTTTTACGTTTGTTAAGGCACCAGCTGTTGTTGGTGATAAATATAAAACATCACCTTCTGTAAATGCATTGGTATTTACCTCGTGAATTAAACCTTGAATAACAATAAATCCTTGAGAATTATTAGAAATATCTTCAGCAACAATACCAATTGTAGTTGATGAGTTAGCATCAGAATTTGCTTGAGCTAAAGCAATACCAGTAACACCACCAGTTACTTGAACAACTTTAACTACGTCACCTTTTGAAATTAAACTACCAGTTTTATTTACAACACGAACAACCGTTTGCTCTCCAATTCTTAATGTAACGTTACCACCTTTAAGACCTAAGTCGGCAGTACCATCAGTATTGTTCCATTTAAATTTACCAACAGCACTTGCTTCAGTTGCTGCTGTATTTAATTGAAGATAATTACCTTCAAAACCTTCATCTGTAATTATTTTTTTAGTTGTATAACATTGGTTTTCATCGAATGTTAAATAATTATTAGTTGCTCCTCTTTCTGCTCTAAAATTAATATTATTAGAACTAACAATTAAACCGTAATCCACTACATCAGTCCCATCTTGACCAAACATATCTAAATAAATACCTTCCTCACTAGTTGCATAAATACCACAATATTGGTCTTCTAAAGTATAATCAGCTTTTCCACCATAAAAAACAAATTCTTTTGTTAAACTATCAAAAGGTCTAGCTAATCTTAAAATACCTTCATTACCCCAATTACTTAAAAAACCTTCATCAGCTCTTAAACTATGTGCACCTAAATCTACATCACGTGTTGCTCCAGTATATGGTACCTTATCTTGTTCCAATTGAGTTAGGATATCTGTTATTTCATTCAATGCATCGTTTATGGCTTGAATAGAAGAGTTTATAGCCATCATATCTGTTATATATGTGCTAGTAGATACTTTTCCATTTAAAGCTGCTTGTAAGCCGTTTATTTGGCTTATAACATGTGTATGTACAATTGGTGCTTTACCATTGATTTGTGTTTGTAATGAATCTAAAGTGGTATCAATTTCAGTTACAATATCAGAAAATGATGCATCAGCATTATATAATTCTAATGTCATTGCATTAACCTTATCAAATGCCACTTTCAATGTATCACCTAAACCACTATCTGCTGGTGTATTATTTATAATTTGTCTACTCATTTGAATTAAAGGTTATTTACGATATTATATAAGTCTGCAATTTGAGCTTGCATTGCTGTGATAAGTGTATTTTGGTTTGTGATAATAGTATTCATAGCTTGAATTGCAGTATTAGCATCACCTAATTGAGTTTGTAAAGCACCAATATCTTCTTCACTACTATATACTCTAGCATCAAAATCATCTAATTGAAGTTGAAGGCCCTCTAAAACATCCCATAATGCACCTTGACTACCTGTTACACCACTAATTTCAATAGTTGTTGGTACATCTTCAATAGTGATAAATGGATGTGTACCATCGGCACCATCATTAGTTAATTCAGAAGTATTTGTAATTACAGTAGCTGATAAACCAGATAATGATGTATATATTTCTTCAGTCATTGAGTTTACTTTACCAAAAGCAACTGGTAAAGTATCTCCGTTACCACTATTTAGAGGTGTTGTTGTTATTATTTGTCTTGACATCTTTATTGTTTTTATTTTCGTTCATTATTTTATTATAAAAAGCATTTAATTTAATAACGTGCTGCTTTTTAATTTGATATTCTTTCTTGTCCATTATTTACAACAATCTTTTTTTCTTAAAGACCATCCACCTACCATAGTGATATTATTTTGTTGTCTAACAGTAACAGGATATTCTGGTAGTGGGTTAGCTTTTATCCATTTCATAAATTCTCTCTCATAATGCTCAAGCAATTTTCTTGATGATTGAACCATGAAATCAACTTCATTTTTATTAACGGTTTCTGAGTTATCAGTTTTTGCTTTGGTGATACCAATGTTAGTTATCTGATATGCTCCAAATGTTAAATAGTTTTCTGCTGCTCCGTGGATACACATTTCTTTAACATAATCTTCATATAATTCAAGATATAAACCAGATAATGTATCAGCTTCAAAATCAGAAGATATTTTATCATAAAGTGTTTTACCTAAAACTTCTTTAAGTCTAGTCTTTTGAAAATCTTTTATTGCTGGTACGTAACGAGATACATCAATATTTCCACCTAAAATGGTGTTACGTGTAAGGTCATCGTTTTTTAAAAGTATTACAGTACTCATTATTCAGTAATTTTATTTGTATCGTTATTTGTTTTTTCTAGAACATATACTTTAGCTTCATCTAACGTTATATTCATCACTTTAGAGACCATAAAAATAGCTAATTGATATGTGATAACACCAGCTTGATATTTATCGATTACAGTGAAGATTTCATCAATCTTTAATTCCTCTTTAACATCTAACTCTTCAAAGTCTTCAAACATAAGTTTAATTGATGGGTCATTTAATTTTAATGCTTCTTCAATTCCTTTTGTGATAATGTTTCTCATTGGATTGATTTGACTTCTATAAAGCATTTTTAATGATTGTGCCATTTGCTCAGCTTGAGAACTGAAACCAGATGGTTGTGGCATACCAACAAGAGCTGGGTCGATGATTTTATGTGATAATAAGATATTATCTTTAGATTCTTTAGATAACACTTCAAATTGTTGATAAGCATCTGTTACTTCAATTGAATCAACTGTTGTTTTACCTTCAACTGAATCATTAAATGCTACGATTATATTACCAGCATTTGATGTACCTTTTACTTTAGCTAAAATAGCTGATTCAGCTTCATCCATTGCTTCATCGGTCCAATCTTTACCTTGATAGATATTAACAATCTTACCAGCAGCAAAATTATTTTGAATATGGTTGATGTAATAGTTTGATAATTCTTCTTCTACTTTTGCATATTGTAATCCAGATAAATAATCTGGTACTGGGAATAATGGTTGTGGTGATGGACGTTTAATGTAAAGAATTTCTGTTTCATTATTTTCTCCATAACCAAATGCTGGAACCATAGTTGGTTTGAATCTAGTTTTATTTTTCCAGTCATAGCAATACCAATAAGCTTCGATATCGTCAGCTAAATCAGCTTGTTTTTTAATTGCAATTGAACGAGTTGGTAAATAAATTAATTTAGCAACTTTTTTCTCTCTAGCAAAAGAATAAATAACTTGGAATACACCAGCACCATGAATCTTGAAATCAGTAACAAAACTTCTAAGGTCCTCTTTAGAAATTAAAGCATCTATGTTAATAGAACCTTGTTCAACTTTAAGACCTTTACCCATAATGTAATTTGCAACGTTATCAATAACTGATTGATTTGTAGGTGAACCTAAATATCTATCTTCAACATAATAGAAAAAGTCGTTATCTGGGCCATTTGTCACATATTGATTTGATTGTGTAACCAACTTATGTGGATTTGGTTTTACATAGTTGTTTAAATTTACAACACTTAATTTTCTCATATTTATATTTTAATTATATCATTATTATTATTTTTTGGTGTGAATTGATAATTCTGTAAATCAGTTTGCTCAGTAGCATATGCTTTACCTTTCCACAATATCTTTCCATTTGTGTTTTTAATCGTCAATTCGAAACTATCACCTTCAACAACCAAAATACTAAAATTAACTTTCATATATCCATTAACACTTTCTGTTGTTGCTGATATCGTAGTTAAAGTTTCTTTTAATTCGTGGTAAAATTCCATTACTACATCAACAGCATATTCTCTAGGAGCTATTAATATAGAATAATCACTTGATGATGCACCTGTAACGATAGTTATCCTATCAGCTGTAATAGATGTATTATCAACAGTATATTGTGTTGAATCAACTGTAAGGCTACTTGTTGGTATTTCATTTATTTTTAATATTACTGCCATATTTGCTTTTTATTATAAAAGAGTATTTATCGTGTTTGTGATAAAATAAAAATGGCACCATGTAGGTGCCATTAATATTTGTATTGTAAGTTTATAATTACTCAGCAATGTTTTGTGAAGAAACTAATGCAAATAATGCAGTAATTGTAGCATCATCTAAGTAATAGATTGGTTGTGGTTCCATTGCAGTTGCACTAAGAACATAACCATTTAATGAATCCATTGTACCTTGAACTTGAGAGTTACCAGCAATCTCACATCCGTGTTCAATACCCATAGAGAATACTAAACCACCATTTGTTTCAACGAAGATTATTGGACGACCCCAAGCCATCATCTTAACTTGGAATTCCATCTCAGTAGATAATTTAGTCAACGTAAAGTTCAATACTTGATTGAAGAATGTTGTACCGTTATCACGAGATGAGTTAATGTCTTGTTGGAAAGTATTAGCAGAGTTTTTTAACTCATATTTGAATACAGTAGCTAAGTCACCTAAATCAGTCATTGTATGACCAGATGCATTTGATACAGTAACGAATGAATAATCGTCAAAGTTTGCTAAATAAATTGCTTTCAATCCAGACACAGCATTTTTACAGCTTAAAAGGTTTTTACCTCTAGAAATATCACAGCTCATATTAATTTATTTATTTATTTTTATTGTTATTATTATTTTTAACAAAAATGGTGGTGAACCTGCACCACCATATTGTTTATTAATTTATTCGTTTATCAGAATTATGGTCTGTAGTAAACAACTTCAGCACCCCAGTAGTAAGAAACACCACCGTTGAATGAAATAGTTGCTTGAACGATATCGTTGTTAGAGTAATCTGACAAGTCAGTTAATTTAACATCATTTAAATCTGATTCAAGACCAGTACCGAATGCTACGTTTTTAACTCTATAAGCTACGATGTTATTTGAAGGTAAAGCTCCGATTGATACCATTCTGATACCTAAGAAATCTAATTCTTTATCACCTACCATAAATAAACCACCTGTTACAGCAGCTTGTGCTAATTTATAAGCTCTAGCTACGTTTGGAGCAACTGCTAATACCATATCAGCTTCACCCATGATAGCTTCTGGAATAGCAGCATATACTTTTGTTAACTCAGCTACAGCATTAGCAGCAGTTACAGTAGTACCAGTTACGTCTACAACTTCTGTATCAGCAGTAAATTGTTTAAGTAAACCGTTGAATTGAGTAGAAGAGTCAGAACCATTCCAAATGTTATTGTCTAAGTTTTTACCGAAGTCAGCAAGAATTTGAGCTAAGATAGCTTCTTGTACTGTTGCTGGAATACCTTGGTTGTTTCCGTAGTCACCAGCTAATTCAGTTTGGAACATATTTCTATAGTCACCTTTACAGTGCTCAGAATCCAATCTAAATCTTTTAGTAACTAATGCTTTGTCAACATATGATTGTGTACCTGCTGGAGCAAAAGCACAGTCATAAGCAGCAAATGAGTTAGAGTGAGAAATTTTTGGTAAAGCACCTGTACCTAAGATATTAGGTAATACAGTAATAGCACCTTTTTCAATAGTGTCAGATTTTAACAATGCTTGTCCTAAGATTTCACCAGCCAATGCACCATTGTAACGAGATGTTACAGTAGTAGTTGTGTCAAGTTTAATTAATTGTTTCATTTTTTTAATTATTTTATTTTGTTATTATTTATTTTTTACCAGCTTCAATCACAGCTCTTAACACATCGATAGTCGTTTCTTTTTTAGACATTTTAACTTCGTTTGTTTTAAGTTTAGATGAATTTGGTATTGTTGATAATTGCTCTTTCATTGCAACGTTCTCAGATATAATAGTTTCTTTCTCTTTTGACAGAATTTCTAATTGAGATTGTAACTCAGCAATCATAGCTCTTAATGCTTCTACATCAACTTCTTCAATTGGTCCAGTAACTTGGTCAGCTACTTCTGATGCAATTTCTTCTACAGCATCTGCTGATTCTGTTGCTGGAGTTTCTTCTTTATGGTCTTCACCAACTTCAATTGTAATTTCTTCAGCTAATACTTCTTCAGCTGGTACTACATCTTCTACTGGCATTTCTTCAACTACAATTTCTTCTTTAGCAACAATAGCACCAGATTCATCTGTAAGATATTTGAATCCTTCATATTCAAATGAATATGATACTAATGGTTCCATAACACCTTCTACATCTTGGTAAACAATGTTACCTACTTCAAATGCATCAGCAGTTAATTCACCCATTCCTTCAATTGAAATTGTTTCTAAATTAATACCTTCAGAGAACATTTTAATTAATTTTTTTAATAAGCTCATTTTTTCTTTTTTATTAAATTTGTTATTTTTATTCATTGACATTGAAACTTTTTGTAAATCTAAGAATGAATCGATTGAAAATCCTTTTGCTTTACCTGTTTCAATATATTGTGACCAAAGCTCGTCAGATAGTTTCATACCTACTACCCAATCACCTTCTTGTATAGGTAATCCTAGAGCATTTGCTTTATCATTATTTGGGTCAGAAACAATCCACTGTTCAACTACACATGTACCATCTAGATATCCACCTTTATGGTCAAATGTTGAATTAAGTTGATAACCTTTTGCTAAAAAGTCTTGTGATAATCTTTCTATTGTTTCTTTTGAGAATTTTAAATTAAATGGGGTTCCATCTTCAAATTCTCTATAAATTAATTGTTCTGGACGTAAAACAATACCATAAAGAATTTGTTTCTTTTTATCCTCAGCTAATTTAATCTTAACCTTGTCATTCATAGCAATAAATTCAAAACCATTAGCTGGACTATCTACAATTGATATTGCATATAAATCCCCTTGTTCTGAACTTTCGTATTTTACTTCAAATATTGTCATAGTTAAATTTTTATTATATAATAGTCCC